GCTAATAAAGGTAGTGCATAACCTTGACGACCGCTAGCATCTCTTGGTGCTAATGGACTTCCCACTGTGTTTATACCTTGAGGTTCTGCTTTGCCACCACGTGCCATCATAGTAGCGTCAGCCATTGTAGCTGGACCGCCGTCTTTTAGGCCGTTCATTCCGTGCATGATGCCTTGTTTCTTAACATCACCACCGTATTTAAACATAGGTCGTTTAAGTGGTCTCATAATTATCCTATTTTAAAACTAGGTTGTGGTCCGTATAGTCTAGCGTAAATACCACCTAGTCCTGTAGCTGTTGATATAGCTTGTGATAACGGACTTTGTACTGGTGCTGGGTCATTGTAAGATGACGCTACACCACCTGCTAGTCCAGTTAAACCTTGACCGTATTGATTTAATCTGCCGTACGGTTCGTAAGCTGCTGTTTGTTCTGCTTGTTGATTAGCTGTTAAATTAGCTTGTGCTTGTTGTTGGTTAATAGCACCTAAGTTACCTAGTGCTGAAATATCTTGACCTAAAGAACTTCTATCAAAGTTAGACAAACCAAATTGATTTTGTGCTAGTGTTCCTTGGTTACCAAAAGCTTGTTGTGCTAATTGATTTGCTTGCGTAAAACCGCTTTGTTGTAATTGTGCTAGTAAAGCTGCTCTACCTGCTGTTGTATCAGCATCGTATTGTCCTAACATTGCTCCTTCTCTACCACCACCAAAATTTCCTGATGCTACTGCTTGGTCTTGTATCGCTTGTCTGTTTCCAACTCTTGATGAATCAAAGTTAGCTAATGAGGTATCAATAACTTGTTGTTGATACGGTGACATAAAAGATGAATATGCATTTGGTCCTGTAAGACCCGCTTGACTTGCTACGTTTGCTTGAGCATCTTGTAAAAAAGGTTTGTAAGATCCAACACCTTGCGTTGCTAAATTCATAGCTTGCGTTTGCATAGGATCTATGGCTGCAACAAAAGGATTCGCTCCTGTAATTTGTGCGCCTGAAGCCCTGTTTCCTGCTGCGTCTACTCCGCCAGTAAATCTACTTGTTTCAATCGGTGTTGAAAAAGTTGCTGTTGATTGTTTAGCAAAGTCTTTAGCTGTATCTTCTAAATATCCGGGTAATGCCATTATTCTATTCTACTCTCCAATTGTTGTGAGGTGTCAAACATTTCTTGTGCAGGATTCATACCTTGTGATTCCTCTGAAATTTCTCCGCCTTGTTCTAAATTATCCATCATTCTTTGCATGACAGCAGATCCTTTGTCTATGTCTCCGCCTCCTGCATTTCTTACAGCATCCGCTGTAAATACAAATTCGTTTTTACTTAATCTTGCTGGTACATCGTCAGCTTTTTCTTTACCACCAATAGGAACAAAACCGCCTTCTTCTCTATAATCTTTTTCCATACCACCTAGGTCCATGATACCACCTTCAGCAGCCATCTGTCTATCGCCACCTGGTCTGTACATGTTTACTATGTCTGTGTCTTCCATAAGATAAGAGTCAGCCATAGGGTTTGCGCTAGACATATAGTCTATCATACCACCTGAGTTAGCCATAACTCTATCCTCTACCATAGTTTGATCGGTATCAATAATTTCTTCTTCAGGGTTTTGACTTACAAAATTCATTAATGATTCTTGTTCTCTTTCATTTAATTGATCGTAAGGTTTACCAAAAACTTCTAATGAAATAGCATTTAGTTCTGCCATAGGATCTGGATTAGATACAACTTCTTGTGTATCTTCGTTAATAACTTCTTCTTCTTGAATAGGACCACCTATATTGTAACCCATTCTACCGCCATTAGCTGCCATCTGTGGTTGACCTTGTTGCTGTTGTTGCATAACTAATTTTGCAAATTGTTCAAAAGGCATTGTTCCGCCTTGTTGTCTATACTTTTCATACTCTGCTTGTAATGCTTGCATCATTTGTTGTTCCCCTGCACCACCACCATTAGCTAATCCTACTACACCACCATTAGCTAGGTAATAATTTTTTTGTGCAAATCTATCCGCAATTCTAAAAGGAGCTAAACTTGGATCTTTTTCTTTAGACATTTGTCTAATGTCTGAAATTGAACTAGGTGTAACTGAAAACGGATCTACAATCTCTCCCTCATCTTCTTCACCACCACCCATAAAAAATGGTAATGCTGTTGCAGCTAAACCACCACCTATTAAAGCTTTTTGACCAAAGGACATGTCGGGTCTGAAAGGATTTAGTTTAGAAGCAAATCTGCTAAATATACTTCCTTGAGCTTTTTGTCCTGCTGGATTTAAAACACTACGTGCACCTATTAAATTTTTAAGAAATCCTGCTCCAAATTTACCTGATGAAAAAGGTCCTGCACCTAAACCATAAGCACCTAAGCCACCTATAAGAGCAGCTTTACCTAAAGGACTTTTAAATACTTTTTTAAGAGGTTTAGTAACTTTCTTTACAAGTTTGCCTAGAAAATAACCTTGTCTAGGTTCTAGATCCATGATCCCGCCACCTGCTCGTAATTGTCTTGCTTGTTGCATGTTAGATATTGCCATAATTTAACCTCAAATAATCGTTTTAACTTGTTTTTCCTAACAAATCAAGCGAAGGCATGATCACTGTTACGTCCTGCGCTATGTCTTCATTAGGTATTCCAAGCTTTTCCCACTCTTCTTTTGTCTTATAAATAGCCCCTGTTTTCTTGTGCCTATATTGGCTTTTAGTTTCTACTGCATCAAATACAGGTATTTCGTTGTATGTTTCGTCTATCATTAATCAACCTTATCCTTCCTTATGTTTAAGTAACTAATAGCTACATCAAAAGAGTCTGCACTGCTTGATGCTACTGTTAAAGTTTTACCGCCTTCTACTACTAAAGGAACGGTTAATAGTTCTTCTGTTTGATTAGCTGTCAAAGCAGCTGTCTTAATTGTAGTAATACTGTTGTTAATAATGGTTACCGTAGGCGTGCCAGCTGATGTAACCTTTATAGATTTTACAATGTAAGTTTCATTAACTAAAGGGTTCTGTGTAGCTACACCATTAATAGTTGTAGTACCAAACATCGTTTGTGCATCTGTTGATGTTACGTTATCTACTCCAAAAAATTTAAATATATTTACTGTTGCCATTATTCTAAAAAGAAAGCTTTAGCTTCTATCTCCTGTTTAATTTCATCTTGGAACGTAGAGTTAAGTTTATTAATTACGTTATCTAAATCTCTAACCAAAGATTGAAATGTACTTTGATCGTATTCTTTACTTGCTCTAGTTAATGATTGTACTATCTTTGCCATTATTCGTCTGTCCCCGGATCATATGGATCGTTGTAAGAGCCATCAGCTTGTTCGCCACCACCTAAACCACCAGATGCTGTGCTACCTGTGTAAGACTGTGTATCTAATTGATCATAGTTAGATCCAATATTTTCTTGAGCTGTATTATATTGATCTGCAAATTGATTTCTTGTCATATCAGTTCCAGGTATCATTTCACCTCCCATTATAAAATCCTGTCTTCTGTTATTAATAATACCTCTTCTGTCAAGTAATGTATTTCTTCTAGCTAATTCTTTTGTTGTTAACCCTAATGCTGCTAGCTCTTCTTCAGTAAGATCACCTATACCACCTAGACTTTCAAGATAACCTTCATTTTTATCTAATGCCTTATCATACATTTCTGCTAAACTATTAGAACCAAAACCACTAGCAAAGTTTTTACCTTGTAGAATACCTGTAGGGTCTTGTATTTTATTTCCTCGTAAACTTAAACCACCCATGTTTTTATTGTTTATATAATTATAATCTAAATCAGAAGGTCGATTATTTAAAGGTAGAAACTGAGAACCCACAGCACCAGCTAAAGCAAACAATGGATTAGCCGCTCCAGTAAGAAGTTGACCTATGCCTAAACCTGCTTGTGCCCCACCTTGAAACATTAAAGGACGAGCCACTGTATTTCTCATAATACCTGTTAACATATTATCTTGTGGTACGCCTTTATTTCTTGCAGTAATGTCTTGGCTTGCTAAATATTGAGTTGGGTTAAATACTTCTTCCTCTTCTTCTAAATTCATTGGAGCTTTAACAACACCATAATTTTGATTAGCACTACGACTGGAACCAAAAGTGTTGTTTCCAAGATTTGTATTTTGATTAGTGCTGTATCTTCCTGTGTCTGCGTTAGCTAATATTTCTTCCATTGTTGCCATTATCTTCTACCGTCCGGTTGTATATCTAACCTAAATGTACCTAACTTCCAGTCTTGTGAAGCCGCGGTATTAGATATTTTTAATGCAATTGCTCTTGCTCTTGCCCTAGTGTCTACCTTATCAGTTGATGTAGATACTGTAAAGGGACCTAATGCTGAGCTAGACGCTGCATTATTAGGATAATCTCTTAACAACAATGTAATTGTTGCGCTACCTGTTTGAGATATAAAGTCAGGTATAATTCTTCTTATCTTCATTAAAAATTCACCGTCACCTCTAAGGTCTGGCATACCAATGGTTTGTCCTGATGCAGTTCTTTTTTGTGTAATGTCAAAGTCTCCAGATGTAATTTCTGCAAGTATAGGTGTAACTGTACCACCAGCTACAACTTGATCGGTCCCTGTTTCATGTTGGAAGTAAATAGAACAACCATCAGTATTACCCACTACATCAGAAGCTGTGCCAGCAGGATCATATTCCGTTGCGTGTGGTTTTGCAAACACAGCAGAGTCTGCCCATGCTGTTCTTGCTAATGTACCTGTTGTCCAGATAGCTTGTTTAGGACTAGCTCTACTATAAGACTCAATGTAATTGTATGACACCATGTTGTTAATAGCTAATGAAGTACCTGATGGATAAAACCATATAACTTCTCCAAACAAATTGTTTAGTCCTACGTTAATTAAATCTCTAGGTGTAGAGTTTAGATTGTCATAAACAAAGTCTTCTACTAAACAGTCCATAGATTCTAACTGACCGTCGTATCTAAAGAAACCGTTTTCTGACATCCAAAATGCTGTACCATCTACCTCAACACATGCGTTCTTACCGATCAGTCCACAGTTACTACCTATCTGTTGAAATGAAAAAGTAAACGGTGCACCTACAAAGGTCATTAAAAATAATGCTGTGTCTGTCCATACATAGATTGCATCCCTACCTCGTATAGCTCCCATAATTTTAGAGCCTGCTGCAAGTCTCTGTGTACCTGCCGTGTTCTCTGCGGTTACGGTGTATGCATCTGTGCCGTCAATATTTTCTTGATCAGAGAATCTAATAAACATAGCATCTTGTGATGACTGTGTTCCTACCGTTGTTTCTGTACCAAAGAATACTAAGTGACGATCAGGTGTAGATACTAATACATGTCTTGATGCTGTTGGTGCGTTTGCAATTATTGTTGCTCGTGTTGACGTTGCATTAGCTGCAGCTGCATCCCATTCAAAACATCTACCGTTATAGATTAGCGCAATAAGTTTTGTACCAAAGTTATCTAATACCCATAAACCAGGATCAATTGTAAAGTCAGCAGATGAAGCTTCGCCCCATGCTACAAACTGAGAAATATTTGTAACCGTCACACCACCACTGTGAGCAGCTTTTGTAGTGCCGTTAACTTCTCTATCACCACCACTTAAAATGTTTGTCGTTGTATTGTTATTTGTATAACTAATGTCTTCTGTACCAATTCTAATTTCACCTGTAGCAGGAAACTGAGATGTGTCGGTTAAAGGAATATCAGTTACCGTGTCGTTAATTGTAGAAGCTAATGTTGTTGTTGCCGGTCCGGCTACCGTACCACTCCACAATCCTGTGCCCCAACCAAAACCACCAACTTGTTGTGCTGG